TCGTTGGACAGGAGATTGGCATACACCCATCACCAAGGATCGTCTTGATTCCAATGGTAAGCCTATTCTTGATCCTGAAACAGGTAAGGCTAAACAAGATATGGTTTGGTACTTGCGTACCATGTCTGAAAAAGAGAATATCAAGGCTATTGCCTATTTGAAGGATAAGTTCCCTGAGTTGAACATTACTGATGAAACTAAACCTCAGTACATGGGTAACAACCGTAACCCCAATGCTCCACACGATGTTGCTGGTGCATACAGGGATATGATGGGATTCTTCAAGGATGCCCCACAAACTGCTGATGCCATTAAGCAAGCTATGGAGAGCTACACTCAATCTAAGGGTTATACCAATTTGGGACAGAGTAAGCACTTCATTGCCAAGGCTGGTATTCGTGGTTTTGCTGGTGATACTCCTTGGCTGTCTGCTGAAGAATCGGCTCAAGCTGGTGCTAAGGCACAAGTGGATTATCTGAAGAATGCTATCCGTTGGGCTAACACTCAAGAGATGGTTGCCAATGCTAAACAGGTGTTGAGTGATCCTAAGGTGGCAGAGACACAACCTAATGCCATTGCCTTTGCTCAAAAGATTATCAATCGTGAGTTGGGTTTGGATACCAACGTAGTAGCTCCTCTGGAGAATCTGATTGCTCGTACACTAGGGCGTAGCCGTAACTCTGTGCTGAAAGGTATTGGAGATACTAAGACTATGATGTACTTGCAGACCTTGGGTTTCAATCCAATGTACTCCATTGCTACTCCACTGCAATTCGTTGTGTCTGGTCCTATGTGGCACTCAGTAATGAGTTCTGCTGGTGGCTACAAGACTGGAGTTGTTGGTGCCATTAAAACTGTAGGCTTTGGTTTGTCTGATGCTACTGCGGGTATCATGGCTCACATGGCACATGAGATGGGTTCAGATACTGTAGAAGGTTTTGTGTCTAAGTCTGGTATGACCAAGATTGGACAAGAGGCATTGAAGTATATGGAAGACTCTGGATACATCAAGCGTAACATCTTTGATGAATCTCGTAGTGTGGGTCAGCATGGACCTATGGACAAAGTAGAAGCAGGTATGGGTTGGACTATTGGACAGCCTGAACGTATTGCTCGTATGATGTCCTTCATGTCCTTTGTGCATCACCTAGACGCTTCTGGAGCCTTTCATGGTAATTCTAAAGCCTTGTTTCATGAAGCTGAGGTTTACTCAGACCGGGCATTGGGAAGTTTTAAGTCGTTTGATAGACCCTTGGTTGTAGATAAGCTAGGCTCGGTTGGACAGATGGCATACGTGTATCAGTCCTTCAAGTTCACATCTATGCATACCCTGAATGCTGCATCTCGTATGTTGGCAGCAGGTAATCCAATGCCTCTAGTCGCTCTTATGAGTGCCTATGCTTTGGGTACTGGTATTATGAACATGCCGGGTATGCAAGAGTTGGATGGTTTGGTCAATGCAGGTAAGGATATGGTTTCCAAACTTAAGCCTGACTTGTACTCACCAGCTATCCGTGATTTTGATTTGCGTGAGAAGATGATTGGTATGATGCCTGACACCAAGGCATTCCGTCAGCTTGGAACAGCTAAGGATGTAGCTACAAATGGTGCATTGGGACAACTAACTGGTGTAGCCATTGCTCCACATATCAGTCCTCAAATAGCTGATACAGAGCATATGTCTAATAACATTCCCGGTTCTGTTCTAGGACAGGAAGCTAAGGAATGGGGTTCTGTTGCTAAGATGTTGATTCATCCTAACAAGTCTACAGCTACAGAGGCTCTGTATAAGAACGTGCCCCCTAGTGCTAAGGGCTGGATGGAAGAGAACATGTCTAACATCAAGCAAGGTAATACTCCGGGTAACCAAGTGTTCCTTAATGCTAATGACTTGAACAATCCCAAAGCCTTGCCTTATACTCGTACATTAAATGATGAGAGTAAACGAGAAGTCGGTTTGACTACCACTCGTGAGGGTAACCTCAAGCAAAACTGGTATCGTAATAACCAAGAAGATATGCGTATCCGCAATGCCCTACAAGGTAATATTGAGGGTTTGTTGGGTGCCTATCATCGTAATGATACCAAGCAGCTTTCTGACTATGCTAAAGCCTATCTGAGACTTGATCCAGAGGGCACTAAGCTGGATGATGCCATCAACAATGGTATCCCTGCTCAGTACATGTCACAAGAGCAACAGCGTATTTCTAAGGCTAACAAGCTACTGGCTGTACAATCGTTGATGCGTTATAGGAATATGGCAAAATGAAAATGTCAGACTCAGGACTCAAACTCCTAATGCTTAGAGAAGGCTCACGCCACAATGCCTACCAAGATACTAAAGGTATCTGGACAATTGGTATGGGTCATACAGGCCCCGAAGTGGTTAAGGGTTTAGTCTGGTCAGACCAGCAGATTATGGACCAGCTACGCAAGGATGTTGCCATCACAGAGAAATGTCTGGATGACAATGTTGTTGTGTTGCTAGGGCAGGAGCAAGTTGATGCTCTTTGTAGCTTCATCTTCAATGTGGGTGTTGATGCCTTTAGGCGTTCCACAATGCTCAAGTTCATTAACAAAGGTATGCCTAGAGAAGCAGCAGCAGAGTTTGACAAGTGGCACATACCACCGGAGATAACATCAAGGCGCAATTCAGAGAAAGCTCAGTTCCAAGGAACTTAGACGTAAAAAAGCCCCCATATCCATTACAGGACTGGGGGCTTTCTTTTGCCTATTTATTGTTGTAGAAACAAAACCTAAAGCATAGGAAGTGTACTCCGATTAACCAATTGAAGTCATCCTCTTCATCACCGGGTACATGCTCTATGCCGAACACTATTCCGTTAATTAGTTCAAGGATGATAACCACAGTCAATCTCTCGGTCATACCACATTGCTGTGTTAAACAAAAACCATTCTGCTTCTGTAATCATTTTTTAAAGTCCTCTGGGTTACCTATTAATCTTGTGTAGTGCGTAGTCTGATCTACAGAGATAGCACCACAACCACATGTTACAAACTGCCCTTCAAAAGCAGAGAAGATTCCATCACCACACTTGTTACAGTAGTAGGCTTTAGGAATGAACTCTGCTTTCTTAGACTCCACAACTCCCCCCTTTTCCGCTAATGTCGCAGATGTCATTTTCTTCATATACTACGTCCTTATGTTTCAATGCTTCCTCGTAAGGAACTGCTGTCAAAGGTTGACCTCCTCGACTGCCATCTGGGTAACATGTAAATCCACGAAGTCGTGGAGCATACTTTGCAAGTGTAGCTGCAAATGCTCCAACTTCTTTTTCGTTATTTCTAGCTGTTCCCCATTGGGGGAGGTTGATTGTTGACGAGATCGACATGTCAACGTAATCTTGTATGTCGGCTTGGAACCTGATGCGCTTTTCATAATCTTCACTTAGGTCTAGGGCTGACTGGATTGATTCTGGTTTGACTCCAAACTTGTTGATGAGGAGATCAGCCGTTCCATCAACGACATATTGATACTTCCACTTCGTCCCCTCTGTAAGAAAGCGTCGTTTATAAGCAACTGCAAAGAGAGGTTCAATTCCAGTAGTTGTTCCAGCAAGGATACCGATACTTCCTGTGGGGGCAATTGCTCGATATGCCACTGGGCGGCTGATAAAGAAGCGGTCACAGTGTTCGTCTGCACTTCGTTTAGATTCTGATTCATATACCTTTAGCCATTCATGTAGTTCCGGTGTTACCTCATAAGAATAGTGTCGCTTGAGAAGCCACTCATGGATTCCCATAAGGCCCAATCCAAGTCGTCGATTCTTTGCCCTAACTTGATATACCTTATCGTAAGGTAGATCAGCGCGGAGGGTGCCACAAACAAGAAACTTCGACCCCAACTCGACAACTCGCTGTAGTTGAGTAATAGAATCAATGTTAGCAAGATTGACACTACCCAGATTACACACGTCTGAATCATCTTCCGACGTAACCTCTGTGCAAGCATTACGTAATGTCTCATTTTGTTTACTGCCAAAGTTAAAGCTAAAGCCTGGTTCCCCTGTCTCCATTGCTTGACGAACGTTTGTAAGGAATACTGAGTTATTGTCCAATCCACCAACCAAGGAAGCGTCATCATAATTTACTGAAATGTTGGTCATGTCCAAAGGACCGGGGAAGTTAAAGTCCTTTAGCTTCTCTGCCTTTATGGTGTCGGACCAGTTTTTAACGGTAAGGAACTTAGTAATGTCCTCATGCTGCCAATTGAGGCTGGCGTAGATAGCCGAACGGCGTGAACCGCCCTGCATAACATTTCGTCCAATTTCATTGATTGCTGACATGAGAGGTAGCGGCCCCGAAGCCGTACCTCCAGTTCGTGCAAGTGCTTTTCCAGATGGCCGTAGTCGGCTGTAGTCAATTCCAATTCCACCTCCAGTCATTAGACAAGACATTGCCCGCCATGTTACGTTGCTCCATTCTTCTCGTGTATCTTCTTCGGCTCTCAACAAAAAACAATTATTATAAGCTTTAAAAGGCCTACCCGCATAGTACAAATACCTTCCTCCCGGAAGGAACTTCATTTCTTTAATAAACTGAGTTAACTCTTTACGCTCATTCTCTGACATAATTGCAGTAACGGTATTGCCACGAGTACCACAAACATCATCAACAAGACGCTCAGAGAGTTTAGACCACGTATCCCCTGCGCCCTGCGCATATTTGAAACGAAACACATTCTCGGCAAAGCTATTACGGAATTCAGACATTATTTTTCCTTTCAAGATACTTAAGAACTTCCTCGGCTACGCACTTCTTAAGTACTAGATGTGGAATCAATGTTTTACAAAGTAGGATACCTTCTTCCTTGTTCCAATACAATTTATAAGCACTCTTTGTTGCTTTATATTGCCCAGCTTGTAGATGTTCATAAATAGAACCGCCATATTGATATTGAATTTGTTCAAGCAATTTAAAACCCGCGTCTCCTGATTGAGACAAAAGAATAGTTGCATGTGGATATTCTTTACCTTTTTTAATCTGTTTTCCAATGTAGAAAGTACCTTCTCCATCAAAGAAACCAGCCAGATATTCTGGACTAATTGTCATTTACAATTTACCTATTTTAATTGGTTGTTTAACTATTCCAGCTTCCAACTCTGCTGCTCGTCTACGCCGATCTTCTGCAAGCATACAAGGTTCACACTTACCCTTCCGCATCCACGTCTTGTGAATAGGACATCTCTGAGGTTGGTGACGGATATAGATCGGCTTCTCGTTCAAA